TGAATGGTTGGTTTGCCAAGCATTGTTTTGAGGATGGCAGCACCATGTCTGGGTGGGTGTGTTTGTGTATCAGTGCCTATTATCTGGCTCGATTGTTAGAAGTAATTTTTTAAGGAAATATCATGTTTGAAATCTGGAATGATGATTTGTTTTTGTACACCGTGGATACTCAATATCAAGCGGATGAGATGGCAGCAGAAGGATTCCGTGTGGTGCGGATTGCATAAGATTCCGGGCGAAAAACCCAGAAACAGAGTCGCAGTGAATTTCTAGCCCGGCGACTCTTTTATGGCAGGTGCTTTGGCACCTGTCTTTTTGACTTTTGCTCTTCAGTGCTATATACTAGCACAATGCTATATCTCACACTTGATCTAAGCACTACAGATCCCATACAGTTACGCTTTGCTATTAGAAATAATCCCATAGCAGACGCTTGGCTGGAAAGAATGAATATCCGTGATTCATGGCCGTTAGATGATCCTGCTAGATTTTATGGATTTGATTCTCAAGAAAAAGAACAACAGCGGGCAGAAAATTATATATTGCAATGTGTTCAAATAATCAATGACTATGAACACATTATTGACAGGCCATTTACATCAGTTCATGATCAAGATTATCTCAACTATCTGCATCACATATTTGAAACTTATCATGGCCTACTAGATCAACAAACACATGATTTTTGGGCGCATGCTCCCAAGTGTGTGCGAGATGCATTGGCAGCATTAAACATAGCAGTTCACAGATGTGAAAGTCTAGGATCACGGCAGCCCAGATTGGTTTGCACTTGGTTTGGAATGCCCAAGATATATAAATTAGATCCTGATCAGGCAGTTGAATACGGATCCATGACCGTGCCATTTGGCACCGTGTGTTTGAATTATGTAGAGATTGGCAAGACACTTGAGGACCTGGCCCAGGATCAAGACCAATACATTGGCCACGATGCTTTCCAACCTTGGCAACGGTATTCGGCAGATTTCTTTGTGCCATTTTATAACATAGATACTCGTACGAAATTGCCTGTGATGGAACATTATCTGCAACAACATCATGACTTCTTTGTTGCCCAGGGCATTGAAACTGTGTATAATACACAAGCATTGCCCATGAGATATCCTGTGGCGGATCTGGAAGATTCCAGGTCAGAACAAGAACTGATCAATCTCATAGCACAAAGACAACATATCACTAGAGTTACTATAGAATGAAAAGAGCAACCATAATCATACGAGACGAAGTGAATATAAAGATCGAAGGCCTGGATCTTGACACGCGCAGAGATCTAGTGAAGAAATTCAAATACGATGTGCCTTACGCCCGCTATCTTCCGGCTGTGCGACTGGGCCGCTGGGATGGCAAAGTGGCCTACTTCCAATTAGGCGGCAGCACTTATGTGAATCTCTTGCCGGACATAATACCCATCTTAGAAGCACAAAACTACGACATTGAACTGGATGATCAACGCGAATACACCACCACCTTTGATTTTGTACAGGTGTCAGAGACCACATATCAGGATCGCAAATGGCCCCCGGGGCATCCTGCTGAGGGTCAACCTATCTTGTTGCGTGATTACCAAGTGGAAATCATCAACAACTTCCTGGCCAATCCGCAATGCCTGCAGGAAGTGGCCACAGGTGCAGGTAAAACCATCATGACAGCAGCACTCAGCGACGCTGTGAGTGTGTATGGTCGCAGTATCGTTATCGTGCCTAACAAAAGTCTTGTGACACAGACAGAAAAAGACTACATCAACATGGCGTTGGATGTGGGTGTTTATTTCGGTGACAGAAAAGAATACGGTAGACATCACACCATCTGCACCTGGCAGAGTCTAAATAATTTATTAAAGAACACAAAAAATGGCATAGGTGATTGTACCATACAGGAATTTCTTAAAGATGTTGTGTGTGTGATAGTAGATGAAGTACACATGGCCAAGGCAGATGCATTAAAAACTCTATTAACAGGCGTGATGGCGCAAGTGCCAATCCGCTGGGGATTAACAGGAACCATACCAAAAGAGCTGTTTGAGAGTCAAAGCCTGTTGGTAAGCCTAGGCCCGGTGATAAGCAAGTTGGCCGCAAGCGAACTACAAGATCGCGGTGTATTGGCGCAGTGCCATGTGAACGTGGTTCAACTGGTAGACCTACGCGAGCACAAGACCTATCAAGAAGAACTGAAATATCTACTAGAAGAACCTGGCAGACTAGATGCTATCGCACAGTTGGTTCTGCAAGTAAATGAAACAGGCAATACACTAGTGTTAGTAGATCGTGTGGCAGCAGGACAAGAACTGGTGGCAAGACTGGGCGATCGTGCTGTGTTTGTGTCGGGTGCTACCAAGGCCAAGGCCCGCCAGGATGAATATGATGAAATTGCCACCAGCACAGACAAGATCATCGTGGCCACATATGGTGTGGCAGCAGTGGGCATCAATATTCCGCGAATCTTTAACTTGGTAATGATCGAGCCTGGCAAGAGTTTCACCCGAGTGATTCAATCAATTGGGCGCGGAATCCGCAAGGCCGAAGATAAAGATCATGTGCAGATCTGGGACATCACAAGCACATGCAAATTCAGCAAGCGTCACTTGACCAAACGCAAGGTGTTTTACAATGATGCAGAATATCCGTACACTCAGGAGAAACTGAACTGGCAATAGGTTGCATTCTTCACAACTATAATATACAATAAACTCATGCGTATCCTAACACTAGACAACAAGCCCTACGATCTCGACCATTTGCCTGAAGAGGTTGATGACATGAGATTTGCCATATTAGACAACTCAGACCCGGCCAATCCAGACTATCATTATATTCCTTTAATCTTTTTAGAAAGTTTCAGCGCACCTGCCTTGGTACTACAGATAGGTGATTTCAAGATCAAAATGCCCGTGGACTGGCAGATCTTGATTGGTGAACCCGAGGTAGGAGACCTAGAAATGTTACCACTCACTAGTGTGAATGACCGCGGATTCAAAGTGTTCCAATTCAATCCACTCAGCAGTTTCCGCCCCAGTTTTCCTAGATTAGAGATCATTGATGTGTATCAAGAAGTGGCATGGTATGCACCCAAACTAAAAAATGGACAGATGTTGTGTGTGCCCATCAATGACGCAGAGCAACCGGACTGTGTGTACTTTGTGAAAGACATCAGTCGCAACTGCGAGATCGTAGATTACAATCGAGCCTGGTGATGGGACAGTTGAAGCCTGCTGCTACTTTAATATACGAGCGTGATGGTGACACAGTGTACGCTCGCGAGGCAGGAGCAGATCCTGCCACACGAACAGAAGTAGGACATGACTATGATCCTAGAACCCAAGATGGTAGACCACTGCACGAATGGATACAGCAAGACAAACTCTGGGGAAATATACGTAGAGCAGCTCGCACCAATCCTGCTTTACAAGATGTCCTGGATCATGCTATAATGATTTATCATTTGACTCGAACTAAAAAATCACTATGAAAAAGACCATCAAACTCACACCTGCTGACCGGTATCTAGACCAGTGGAAAGACCTGTGGCTTACCAAAGAGTATGAACCGGATGCCTGGAACGTACCAAATGGGAAAAATTGTGCGAAATGGAAGAATACAAAGAAATCCAAGAAAAAGTATACGAGCCTTACTATGAACTTGCCGGCGATGAATACCGACTATTCGAAGAATGGCGAGACATAACAGCAGCCGCTAAAACCAATGTGGCTTTGAAAGACCTGCTGGATCAAGTCAAAATGATCTATAACTTGACCAAGATCAAATGAGCGACAAACTGAACATTTCAAACGAGATGCGAGAACTGGATGCAAAGAACCGTGACTTCTATGATGAACTCACACCGGAAGAACGCAAGAAGTTTTCTACATTCTTAATGGTGCGCTGGGGATCGGCTGTGGATAGCAGCCGAGAGATCCAGGAATACTATGTGCAAAGCACAAATCATTACTTGAACAAACACTTCTTTACCATGCATCGGCACCCCAAACTGCAATGGCTCATGGCCACAGCGGTCAGTCCAGGCATGGGTTCAATGCGGCACAACTGGATCGCACCCAAGAAGAAAGAAGCCGGTGCATCCGCGATAAAGAAACAACTGCGAGAACTGTATCCGCATTTCAAAGATGACGAGATTGATTTGATGGCTGCGCTCACAGACAAAAAAGAAATAGCTCAACTGCAACGGGCACATGGCAACGACAAATAACTTCACATGTAAGTATTGCGAGCGATCATTCAGTAAAGAAACCACACTGAGTGTGCATGTTTGCGAACAGAAGAAACGCTGGCAAGAACAAAGTGAACGCGGTGTGCAACTGGGTCTGCAGGGCTATCTAAAGTTCTACGAATACACACAAGGGTCGGCCAAACTCAAGAGATGGGATGACTTTGCTACATCACCTTACTATCGTGCATTTGTGAAATGGGGCAGGTATTGTGTGGATGTGCGTGTGATCAATCCAGAACGATTTCTCGAATGGTTGCTAAAAGGCAATCGAAAGATTGACAACTGGTGCAGCGATCGGCTATACACAGAGTATCTTGTGTCACATGTGCAGAAAGAAACAGTGAATGATGCCTTGGCTCGTGCTATCGAATATGGTATTGACTGGAGTGAAAAGACTGCATCTCCTTCACATGATTGTTTGAGATATGGCAGCGCCAATGCCACATGCTATGCTGTGACCACAGGCAGGATCAGTGCTTGGGTGATCTACAATAGTGAATCCGGGCAGAAGTTCCTGTCAGAACTCAACACAGAGCAAGTGGCCATGATATGGCCTTACATTGATTCAGATGCGTGGCAGAAGAAGTTTGCGGATTATCCAGGGGATCAGGAATACGCACGAGAGATTTTAACACAAGCAGGATGGTAATATGATAAAAAGTGTAATAGGCAATAGT